ACCGTGATTAGGTCGCGCGTGTCAAACTCGATATTCGTAGGCCAGTACCCTGTTGCAACTAGCAGTTCGGCTAGTTGCCGTCGGTAACTGCCTACGCCGTAAGGTTTGGGTCTGTCTCGTCAACCGCGTCGATCGTCATGTTCGGGTTTGCTTTAACCCAATCACGATATGTTGCAGGCATTTTTTCGCCTTGCAGTTTCAACAAATGGTATGCCCAGCAAACTAGATCGCTGTAGCCGATACCTTTACCGTCGCTTGTTTTACGGTTCTCGGTGCGTTCCCATTCGCAAATAACAAACATATTGGTCGTTAGTTCGCGCACCTCTGTGCCGTCACCTAGATCAACTTTTAGTTTTAGTCTCATTTGTGCTTGTCCTGTTCTCGGCCAGTTAAGGCACGTTTACGGTGTTGTATCTGCGTTGTATTCGCCACCCATAAATTCAATGTCATAAGTTGACAATTCGCCCAAAGTTGCGTTCACGACTGGCAACGCACTCAAATATGTGTTGGTCAATTCAAATGCCGGGTTTGTTGCGCTGATTGTTGCGTCAACTGGGGTCACTCGAATAAAGCATTTTGTGCCGACAAGTGCCGACAAAGTTGCATAAGTTTCTGACGCCGCATAAGACGCATACACCGTCAATGTGGCGCTGTTTGATTGCAGGCCTGCGGTGTTTGTGCGAGCCGTTGAACCGAACGCTGTGTCCTCAAGTGCTTCGACGTTGTAGTTGACGACGCATGATGAAACTTGGTCGGTGATATCCACGACTGAACCGCTGCTAGCCCCGACTTCGACTTTCGGGTTGCTTAGATATGTGCTTGTTGCCATGTGTTAATCCTTTGCTGTTGTATCTATAGTTTTACCATATCGCAACCGTGACCGTGTGTATGCTCACGCTGTTTGTGCTTGTACGCCAACCGATAAGTCATAGCACGGGTACTCTTGCCCGCCGATGTCGAGTGTGCCGGGGCGACCCGACATGACGATTATTGCCGACCCCAAAACCGTTGCCGTGATCTGCAATATTTCGCGCAACACGGGCAAACCTGCTGGGCCGCTGCCAACAATTTTAATCGGGTAGTCCATGCGTACAATGTTGCCGTTGCCAGCGATCGTCGTAAAACTTGGTGCTTGAATAAACACACAATTCGGCACAAGTTTGGTCGGATCCGTTACGACACGTAGCCCTGAAACGGCTGTCAGCGTTGCGCTGAGATCGTCTAGCGTCTCGTTGAATAGATCGGTGTATGGTGCGGGCATTACGCGACCGCTGGTCGGTCAATACCTAACAACTGTTTAACGATCGGTGTCAACGATTGCTGGGGTGCTGTACCCATGCCGTCAAACGACGCAAACACGTTTTCGAGCGAGCCACGCGAACGCCACAACGCCGCCGCATACATCAAAGTGCCGAGCGTGACATCACCACTAGGCGACGTGCTAAGGCTATCGTTATAGCCCGCCTCGGCTCGACGGCGACTACAAAACTGATTGCCAGCGCTCACGGCCTGCGTAATTAGTGTGTAATCATCTGACGGGTCAGTAATTGACACACCCAAATAGGTGACTAGGTTTGCTGCCGTAATCCACGAGCAGGTCGGTGTAAACGCGACTGTGCCGGTGTAAATCGCAACAAACTCAACATCGCTACCGGTGCAAGCAAACAATATTTGATTTGGTACGGCGATCGTCACGTCATAGTTAAATTCGCCCGTTGTGCCGTCAACACCCGTATATCGATATTGTGGGCAAGCCAGCACGGTGTACGTGCCGTTGAACGGTGCGCCTAACGCCCCTACAACTACGCTGTCGCCAACCTGTATGTCGGTTGGCTCGAGCGTAGATATGCAGGCGTAATTGTCAACTAATTGTTTGCTGGCTGTCGCGTAAGTCGCCATAAGCGGTTTGTCCGCTTACGACTAAGCGATTGCGATTGCTTGTACGAAGCGCGACCCTGCTGTTGCGTCTGCTGCGTCTTGGAAGAACGTAGCAAAGTAGCCGTAGTACGAATAGTTGCGACCCAATAATTCAGGGTCTTCAACTGTCATAATGCCGCGTTGCTGTTCGTAGAACTCGATTGCTGGGGCGTGTACAACAAGCATTGTGTCTGATGCAAAGTTGCCGTCAACAACAATTTCAAGACCCATTGGGTTCATGCCTGACCATGTTGCGGCCGAGCCTGCGCCCAATGTGTTTTGACCAATAAGACCCGGTGCGCCGATCGCTGGGAAAAGCGGTCGCTTTGCCTCGTCAAGTTGACCGCCCAATTTTTGCCATACGTCGACGCTGACAAGTAAGTGTGTTGCAAACAAGTTTGTCGAGTTGCTGATGTTAAACGCGCAACCGTACAACGCTTCCATGAGTGTTGTTGGGTCACCTGCTGTAACTGTCCAAGTAAAACCTGATGTTTGTTTTGCGGTGACGCAAGCATCAGCTGCAATGTTGTCGGTTTCTTTGAGGTATTGGCCCTGCAAGTCGGTCAAGATCGCATTGAGCGCGGCCGGGTCTGTGAAATCGATGTCCTGTTGTGAGACAAACACGCCACCAGCCACAGTTTGACGTGTCACCGTGTTTGACGACAACGTCATTTTTTGACTTGTTACTGCCGAACCTTCAGTTTGTACACCTGTTGAAGTGTGCTGAGTAATAATTGGGCGAATAAATGATTTGCCGTTACCGTTTGGCATTGCTCGAGTACCGATCGCTGATACGACAGGTCTGACAGCGTTGTAATTGAGGAAGATATTGCCCAACACGGGTGTCGGAAGCAAGCCGGGTGTGTCAGATGTTAAATCTTGAGCCAATGCAAATTGCAATGCTGACTGACTTTTAGCGGCAGCAATTTTATATGCCTCGTTAACTTTGCGAAACGTGTCGCCGCCGATGTTCATCGCGGCTGCATATTCGCCCGGTGTTGGCATCTTAAATTCTTGTTTTGGTTGCGCCCAAAGTTTTTCAACTGTTGCGGCTGCCGCCTCGACTACTGGGGTTTCAATTTTGTCGGTCATGTCTGTTTCCTTTGTTGTGTCTTGTTCTGATATTAACTCTACTGCTGGCTCGGTTTGGTGGATACTCTCGGCTGGTGCTTCAACTGGTTCGTCGGGTGCGCTCGCTGCGACGCGCTCAATGATCGCCCCGCTAAATGCGCCTTCGCTAACCAGCGACAATTCCGACCAGTTAGCGGCCTCAACAATCATCACGCCTTGTTCGTCGTAACTAAATTTTGTGGGTGTTACGCCGACCGATACCGCGTCAATAACGCCGTCATTGGCAAGGGTAAGTGCCTCGTCGCCTAGTCGAGTGGCGCTGATCTTGGCGGTAAACATCATGCCTTGCGGGGTGTCTACACGCTCGGTCACTTTGCCGACGATCTGATTAGCGTCGTGTTGCATATAAAGTTTCGGGTCGCGCCCCGTGACTGGCAACGACCCTTGCAAAAATTGCACCTTAGTGCCGTCAGAAATTGTCGCCGTCTCGTCATAAGTGACGGCTACGCCTGAGATTGAGCGCGACGGCAAACCCTCTGCCGCCGCTGCGTCAACCGTGATCTGTGAAGGGGTAAGTCTGATCATGAAGGTAACTCTACTCTTTCTGTAATTTCTGTTTGTGTATCTCGATCGTCGCCCATTGAATATTCGCCGGTCAAATATTGTTCTACGTCAAATTCGACGTATGTGCCGTTAGGCAAAATGTTGTTTTGGCTGAGTGTGCCAGCGATGCAATCGGCGTAAGCACGTACACCAAATGTCCACAAATCCATACGGCTTTCAGCGCTTGACTGATATGAGTACGACCCGACGCTGATACCCGCAAGGTATGGCGGAATATTGCAAAGTCGTGCCATTTCCATTGCTTGAAATTCAGCGCTTTCAATTAACAACATTTTGTCAGGGCTGGTAAGTGTTTCGGTGTAGGTAACAAATTCATTGAGTGCTGCCGTTTGATTTGTTTCACGTGCCGCATTAAACGCGGCTGCAAGATCGGCCAATTCTTGTGCGCTCAAAGGCTCGCCGCCAGTCTGACGCAAAATGCCAGCCGGTATTGCGCTGCTCGAGTTGCGGTATCGTGCAGCTTCAAGTTTCAACGCTGTAGCAATCGCAGTTTCTGACATATAAGTGATGCCTTGTATTGGCGACAAAAATTGCACGACGTTTGTGTAGTCAAGTTCAGCGCCGTTAAAAACAATTTGTTTTGACGGTGCAAACCAAACCGGGCCAGCCTGATCAAGTGTTTGTATCATCGCCGCGGGTAGTCGAGTAAACGACGCAGGATAACCGTCGGCTGTGCGTGAAGTGATATACCAAAATGCGCGACCATAAAAAAATAAATCATCAAATGTCCAACTTAAAATCTGACCGTTATAAACGGTTGGGTCTATGCGTCGTAGCCAAGTGCGCGGCGCTAATGGCATTTTTTCCATTTCTTCGCCGTTCCACATTTCGGTATACATTTTTAAGTTCATGCAACCGATGACGCTGGCCATAAGATCGCGCGCTCGACTAATTGTTGGCACACTCATAGCACGATTACGCGCCGTGCCTTCAACATAGTTGTAATACTGACCAATTGAATTTGCGCCCGCATTTTGGCCGACGTATCCGCTACCAGCCGCAGCTGCTTTACTTGGTTGCGGTGATATCGCTGCTTTGCTAACGGTGCGGTTAAAAATGCCCATGCGCTAAGTATGCCACCAAACTAAATCGTCATTGTGTATAGGCGACCGCTAAGCGTCAACCGAGAAAGTAAGAACCTAACGGCCGCCCAGCAAAATACTAGCCACTAGCCGTGACGATCATCGGTTTGCCGATCACGGCTGGTTTGTTAACCATGCTGACTGCAAACACTAAACATCGTGCTAACTCGATTGGGCCGGGTGATCTTATTGATGACAAAGTTAACGCCCCTTGATTTTTAACTGCGACGGCGCGTTCAACGTGTTGCGCCAATAAAGTCGAGCCGTCGTGACGCACTCTGCTTTCAACGATTGACGTACGGCAAACTTGTGTCCAACGGGTCAATTCACGGTTGCCGACCATTTGTGATCGGTGCGCCAATTTCGGTGGCATTGACATTTCAAATGCTGGCGTGATTAACAATCGTGTTGTTGTGTCTTTGCAAATTTGTTCTACGGCTTGCCAACATTCGGCCAAAGTATCGGTTACAAATTGTTGACAAACTTGGATATTCCCGTCGCCATTTAACGCGGCTCGAACCCCAACAAATCGGCTTTCGTCTTGTGATTGTTCAATAGCCAACACGCCGCCTTTAGGCATTGGTAATTCGGTTTTGAGACTTGCCCAAACACCGGGTTGCAACCAGCCGTGCGCGCTGGCAGTCCACAAATTCACCGACGATCGCAGAAACGCGTTGCGGTTAGGTTGCTCGGCTTCGGCCTGTAACACGTCAACGGTCAAAGTGTGACCGATCGCTGGGTTGGCCTGTAACCATGCTTCGACGCTCATCGGGTCGGTTGTTGACGCTGGCGAATACTCAGCAAAATACAAAGTTGATGTTTTTTGTTCGTCAATAGACCGCAAACCTTGCTCACGCCAACGCAACATTTCTTTGCTGCTTTCGTCGCCACTTGTACTGGTCATAAATAGCAACGGTGATCGGCGGGTTCGCATAGTAGGCAAGAGACCTATCGAGACCGCTTCCGGTGTGACTGCCCACAATTCGTCAATGCACACCAAGTCAGCCGTTAACCCGTGGAACGAAGTAGGGGTGGCGGCGCGAACCAGCCAACGTGTACCGTCAGGCAAGTTTGCTTCGTTACGGCCAACCGCCCACGTCAAGATCGCCCCAAAATGTTGTTCAAGAACTGGGGCAATTTTGCCAAACAACTCGATCGCTAAATCAAGTTTGTGCGCCGTAGT